GCTTCACCTCCCACGCCACATAGGGCGCTGGTTGGTGGAGCAGTTCAAATGGGAGTTCGACCTGAATACTAGCCTCGCCATACGCCAGGCGTATAGACTGGCTCTGGATCAGGGGTTCGAGGTAGAGGGCTCCGCAGTGGAGCGTGGAGCCTTCTTCTCGGCAGTTGACCGCAAAGACAATGTTGATGGGATCAATAAGTAAATCGTGGTTCATGGCTGCAATAAAAAAGGCCCCGGTGAAGGGGCCAGGTCTGCCGTGCTCGGGGAAGATTAGGCGGTGCGGAAGGTGCGGGTGAAGCCCTGGATGGGGCGCTTGATCCCCGAGGCCGATGCAGTGCCGTTGGCGTCGACCGCCTGGACAATGGCGCCGTCCGCGACGCGGAGCCGGTAGATGGTGGCAGCGCTGAGGTTCGCGGACGGGTCGATGGTCACCACGTTGGTGGCCAGGCTTACCGCAGCGGGTACCTTGACGCCGGTCGAGGCGACCTCCAGGCTGAAGCCCGAGCCATCCGTCTGGCCCAGGGAGAGCTGGGTGAGTGCCGCCGTGCCGTTGCTGGTGTAGGTGACGGTGAGGTTGTCGCCAACAACCACACCGCTGGCGTTGTCGGTCGGCACCGAGGCGGCCTGGCGAGTGCCAGCGGTCAGGAAGAGGAGCCGGCGTCGTAGCGGCCGAAGACCGGACGAGCGCGGGACATGAGATCAAAGGTGATCTCAGTCAGGCCTTGAGCGTTGATCTGCTCTTGGTAGTTCTGAATGACTGCGTTGAAACCGGTGAAGTCGTAGATGTAATTACCGGTGGAACCGTTGCTACGACCGAGCTCTTTGAGAAACTCAATGTAGATCTCGTAGTCCTTGTTGTAGCGGGCGCGCTGGATGAGGTTGAAGCCCTGGTCGTAGTTGCCCTGGAAGACGGGGCAGTTCTGACCTGCGGGGATCTCAGCGTCCTTCAGGAAGTAGGCGGTCACCGAGGCCTGCACCGAGGAGCCGGTGATCACCGAGTCCATCCAGCCGTCGTCGCCGAGCAGACGGAAGTCCTGGTTCTGGTCGTTGATACGGAAACTGGTCTGGGTGATGCCCTGCAGCTCGATGTAGCTGCTACCAGGGTCGAGGGTGGGCAGGGTGATGGCGCCGGCGTTGTCGCGGGTGGCGAAATAGCGGCAGGGAGGGGTCAGGTCCACGGCCCGGACGATCGTCCGATGGGCCTTGTGGAATGAGAGCCCGATGGCGTAGTCGGCCATGGTGATGACTCCTTCAGGGGATCAGGGGGTTGATGGTGGGTCCGAGGATGGACACCGTGAGCGACTCGAACGTCACTTCGGTGCGGCGCATGTAGACCGCACGGTCTCGGGGGAAGGCCCGGGCGATGCGGCGACGGATGTCAAGCATCGAGATCGGCATGGTGGTGCCTTCCTTGGTGCCGTAGTTCGTGAAACGAACAGGCCATGTCTCCATGGAAATCACGTATCCCACTGAGGGGGAATCCGGGATTTCAGGAACGTCGTCAATCGTGCATTCGATGCCTGTGATGTTCCAGTTGGATGGGACCATGTCTTTGCCGACGACAAAGACAGCAGGAATGCGCGTTTTATTAGGTAGTGTGTAATAGCCTGGCCACTGGGTGTAGGGCTTGAGGGTGGAGCCGTCAGCCTCAAACAGGTCGAGGATGTGGCGCTCAAGCGTGGTCCGCAGGGCGGTGACCGGGGGGCAGGCCGTTGAGATGGTCATTTCTGCGCCTCCAGTGCGGAGCGCAGGAACTCGCCGAACTTGGCGGGGGCCTCCTCGAGGGGGGCTTTCGTCCAGGGGCGGCCAGGGAAGCGGAGTCCGGTGTCGGAAACTCCGCCCTCGTGGACCTGAGCGGCGTACTCGGTGGGCCAGGTGAAGGTGACGCTGCCGTCGCTGTTGACGACGCGCGTCTGACTGGCACGGAGGCGGCCGGTGTCGACGATGTCGCGGACCTGCGGGGGCGTTGGATACTTCCACTTGACAGCGGAGATTTCCTCTGTGAAGCGGGCGTCGAGCCAAGTACCAAGTTGTTTGGTGGCTTGGGCTACGGCTTGATCCAGTGCTTTGTTGAGGTCGCCTTTGCGTTGGGCCATCAGGCGGGCCCTCCAACGACGCGGAAGGTGCCTTCGATCTCCTGGCGGAGGTCGCGGCGGTGATAGGCGTCCATCGAGAGGTTGAAAACCAGCTCGAAGCGGCCTCGGTAGCCGTTGATGGTGGCCTCGGCCTGGGAACCGTTGGTGATCCGCGGGTCCAGGGTGACGGGGCTGAGCAGGCGGCCCTTGCAGGCGTAGGTCGTGGAATCAGTTCCGGCCTCGGGGCGCCAGTTGGGCGCCTGGAGGGTGAGGGCAGCGAGATACTCGACGACCTCGGGGGTCTGGACGACGTTGCCTGTGGTCTGGTCCACGGTGGTCGCGCTGCCACCGACCGCGAACGCCAGTTCGGCGTTGCCCCAGGGGGCGTAGCGGGCGATGGTGGCGGGCGCGATGGGCATGGCTCAGAAGGCAAAGCCGCAGAGGGGGCGGCTGTTGAGCAGCCGCACGTACTCCTGGCCGTAGAGGGTGGCGTCGAGGCGGATGCCGGTGGGAACACCGGAGGTGGCGCCGATCTGGTTGCCGATCTGCATCGTCCGCATGGCGAGGAGATGGGCCGCCATGTAACTGACGGCCTCGGGGTGGACATCTCCCCATTGGGTTGCCGGAATGAAGCGGCCCGCCTCCGCCAGGGCCTCGTCCACCACCGAGATCGACTGTTCGCCGAACTCGGGGAAGCGAGCGAGGAAATCTGGCGTGGTGGGCGCGGTCATGCCTTGCCCTCAGTGATGGCGCTGATGCGCTTGGCGATCGAGTTCTTCACCCGGATCCGGGATTCACGGGCATCCCAGCGGCGGAGCTGGTCGACGTTGAAGCTGTTTTCGACGAGGTTGAGGGCCTCGGCGAGGGGCATGTCGGCGATCGAGTCAGCGTTGGCCGCGGGTGCTGGCGTGGTTTCCTCGGGCTCCTCTTCTTGGATGCGCAGGGCGCCCAGCTTGAGGAGGTTCTTGACCACGTCGTAGTCCTTGATCTTGTCCCAGACGTCCTCGGGGAAGTCACGGGTGACACCGGAGATGACCTGAATACATTCGGGGAGGCCCCCGCCATCAACAAAGGTGAAGCTGATGGTGCATTCTTTGTCCATCGGCGGGTTTTCAAGTTCAGGACGATAGACGACAATCATGATGAATGGGTGAAGAGAGCAACCAGTTCAGGGTAGGTCAGTTCAGGCCGTGAAGGTCACGGCTTTTCCATCACGAGGCCGCTCTTGGGGTAGTACCAAGCGAGGCCACCGATGCGGGCGTGAGCGGCGACGGTGAACTCGAGGTTCCGGCGCTCGGGGGGCAGGAACTCCAGGGGCTGCGGAACGTGCAGTTGGAGCTTGTCCGGGTTCCGGTCGTAGATGACGATCCGGTCCTTGGAGAGGTTTCCGAAGCTCTTGGTCGCTTCCAGCTCGTTGATCGGCTCGATGGAGCTGATCATCGGGTTGGTGCGGAGGAAGAACTCCATCACCGTGGTGTCCGACACCGTCGAGCGAGGGGTGGTGGAGATGATGCGATACACGTTGTAGGGAACGAGCATCGTGTTGGGCATCTCCTTCATGTTGGAGTTCTGCACGAGGCGCGTGGGCGCTTCGTTGAGCAGAGCCAGCATCTCGTCGGTGGTGACACCAGAGGTGTCGAACCACTTGTCGGGGACCAGCTTGTCGATCTGGTCGTTGTTGAAGAAGCCCTTCATGCCGGAAGGGGCGTCACCGAAGTAGGCGATCTCCTGCACCTTCTCCTCGTAGGCGCGGCGCACGGCGTTGGCCCGGCGCTGCTCGAGGTTCATGTTGGGGACCATCGCCGCGGCGCGGGTCTCCTGGATGGTGTAGCCGAACGAGCCGCCGAGGGAGCGCACCGGGTAGGTGACCTCCTTGCGCAGCACGTCGGAACGGGGCAGGTCGCCGGCCTTGTCGGCGATGACCTTCATCGAACCTTGCTTGTCGAAGAGTCGGTAGGTGAAGGAATCGGCGCCAGGACCGACCTCGGAGGAGATCGGGATCAGCTGGCTGTACTTGATGTCGGCGTACTCGACTTCGAAAGTCCGAGACAGGATTGTCTCGAGCTCCCTTGCGAGAAAGATGCCGACGTCGTCGTTACGGACTTGGGTGGTCATGGGAGGGGCTCCGATCAGGTGTCGGCGGTGAAGGTCATCGCCGGGATGTTGACCTCAAGAAGGACGAGTCCTGCGCCGGAGGTCTCCGACAACCAGCGGGCGCCGGCAGAGATCGCGACGGTCTTGGTGGCGACGGCGGTCTTGGTGAAGCGGCCGAGCAGGGCTCCAGTGACGGTGCCGGAGTGGTCGGCGCTGAAGAAGCGGACGGCATCACCGAGGGCGATGGCCGCGGTGGTGTAGACCCAGACCACACCCTTGGAGACGACGTTGACCGTCTCCTTGTCGGGGTAGCCCATGCGGCCATCGGCAGCAAAGGGGGTCGGGACCGGGGTGTAGACCATGCCGGCGTCCGTGCCCTCGACGACCATCGAGCTGACCGCCAGGCCCTGAATCAGGGAACCGCTGGTGGCCACTTGGATAGCCAGGGCGTCGTTGCTGGTGGGCGAGTTGTCGGTCTGGACGAGGACGCCGTAGGGGATGGCGGCGCCGGATTGGTTGCGGAACGACCGGCAGACGTAGGCCTGGAGGTCAGCGATCATGCCCTCGTGGCCGGCAACCTGGCGCTGTGGGTAGGAACCCTGAGCACCGATGGGGTTGTTGACCGTGGTGGGGGTGAAAGTAACAGCCATGGAAGGAACTCCTTACTTGGTGGCGGTGAGAGGACGCTTCCAGGCATCGGCCTGCCGAGCTCGGTAGGTCTCGAGGGGGCTGGCCGCTTGGCGGGTGCCGCGGAGGGCGTCGCGGAGGTTCTCGGTGCTGTCACCGCGGGCCTCGTCGTCGCTGTCTTCGGTGTCCTCGTCTTCGGGGTCTTCGCCTTCCTCGTCTTCGTCCTCGGGGGAGTCGGCGCGGGCAGCGAGGATGCCCTCGACCACGCCCTGGATGTAGGCGGGCTCAGCGTCTTCCCGGGGGGCGGAACCGGTGAGGTTCTTGAAGGCTTCGGTGTAGAGGGTGTCGTCGTCGATGCCGTCGAACTTGAAGTCCTCGTTGAAAGCGGGGGCCAGCTTCTGGAGGGTGGCCAGGCGGGCGGCCACGAGCTGGTCGAGTTCGGCGGTGTCGATGCGGGAGGAATCGCCGGATTCGAGCTCGCCCAGGCGCTCTTCGAGAGCGTCGGCGCGGCCTTCGGCGGCTTCCTTTTCGTAGGTGGCGGAGTCGAGATCTCCCTGGAGGCTGTCGACGCGAGCGGCGAGGTTGTCGCGCTCGGTGGTCAGAGCCGTGAGCTGGCGCTCCATGTCCCGTGCGAAGGACTGGACCGCACCGGCTGCTTCCGCGGGCAGATCGATCTCCAGGCCGTCCAGTTTGACGGTGGCCATGACGGGAGATGCAGGTGAACTGGGCTGGAGCGCCGACCCCTGGGAAGAGGTCAGGCTCGGGTCGATGGCGACGGCGTCGGCCGCATCCATGCGATCGAGAAGGAGACGTACCTCGGGGCCAGCCCGGCCTCGGGGGACGATGGCAATGTGGTTGACGCGAATGTTGCGCTGGACGCCGGAGTACTCCTCGCCCTCGGGGGTGAAGCCGGGTGTCGGATCGAAGTCGACGGAATAACCCGCACTTACTTCGGTGGCATCTTTGCGCTTGATCTTCTCGATGGCGTCTTGGTCGGTGACGACCAGGGCGACTTCCACGAAACCGTCGTTGTACCGGACCTGGCTACCGGAGTAGCCGACTTGGTACTGCTTGGTGTTCGCGGCATCGAGCAGGACCGGGGGATGGCCCCACGTCGCGGGTTTCATGCCGAACGTGGAGAGGGAATCAGGGTTGCTGACTTCCTCGGGGGGCCGATATTCGCGGACCTGGGAACCATCGGCGCGGCGATAGAGCTGAGTCCCCGTGCGCGCGGCACGACACCAGACGCGGAGGTAGCCCTCCTCGGTGGTCTCGCTCCCGGTGATGGGTGCGAAGTCGTAGCGATGGACAGAACGTGTTTCCACGCCCCCAGATTACGGGGTTTTGGGGTTAGGAGTAACCTTATGCGTGCAGCGTGTAGAAGTAAGTGGCGATCCACAGGCAGTTAGCACTTTGCATGCGGATTCGGGCGCTAAGAGAGAAGGCGGGAATTTCGCAAAGACAGGTGGCGGAGAGCCTTGGTATTAGTCAGGCGGCGTACAGCAGATTGGAGACGGGCGAGGTTGAGGTGTCGTTAAATAAGCTGTTTGTGTTGGCAGAGATGTATGGACTTACGCTGCAGAAGCTGATAGAGGGGATTTAGCGCTAGGCGCTGCGGCGACTGGTCTTTGCTGTGCGTAAGATTTGAACCCCGGCGGTGGTCAGACCCCGGGGTGTGACCAACTCACTCTGGATGAGCTGATGACTAAGCCTAAGCCCATGCCGGCGGTAACCGAACTCCGCAAGGCATTTGCATACAACCCTGTGACAGGGGAGTTCTTTAGAAAAAGGAAAGATAATAGATTTAGCTTATGTGCGAGCAAATGCACGCAAGGTTACCATAGAACAAAGTATAAAGGGTCGTGTTACAAGGTATCGCGTTTAATATGGATTATTATGACAGGTCAAGATCCTGGATTTATGACGATTGATCATATAAACCGAGTTAGGGACGATAATCGCTGGTGTAATCTTAGACTAGCAGATCATAGTCTGCAAAAGCAAAACAGAGGTATATTGAAAACGAGTTCTACAAAGCTTAAAGGTGCATTCGTTAATAATAGACCGTGGGGTAAGCCTTACAAGTCTGCGATCATGCGGAATGGACTGCGCATTAGTCTAGGAACATATAATTCACCCGAAGAAGCACATAAAGCCTACATTCAGGCTGGTGGCACGCCTTAAGTGTTTGTACTGCTAGTACCCGCACAGCGCCACTTTGCTCTGGATAAGCATAGTGGCGTATTTTTATCAGTACCGGCGCAATTCATTCCATGCTTCTTCATCTGTCCGTAACTTCTGGTACAGTAATTATTTCCTCGCTCGGTGCCAGGGGCGATGGTGTAGCCCTTGGCGCCGTAGCGGACTTTGTTTTTGCGGCCGGTCTCGGGGTTGGTGACGGTCTTGGTGTACTTCTTGCCGTCGTCGGGGGTTTCAGCGTCACGCTGGGCGCGCGGTTTCTTGAGGCCGGAGGAGGCGGGGACGCAGTTGGGGACTTCGCGCTTGCCCTTGCGCTTCATGCCGGCCTGGACGTAGCCCTCCCAGCAGGCATCGCTGCGCAGCGGTGGTTGGATCTGGGTGGGGGCGTAGAGGGGGATGTAGTTGTC